ACATTATTAGAGTCAGCTGCTGCAGCTAGTTTTGAGAGTCTGGTGATCACCTATATCCATCCAGCTGCAGCTGATATATTTCATGTAGATGAATTAAAAATTGTAATTCATTATCAAAAGAAACCAGGTGCACCAATTCAAATAATATCAGGAAGAGTACAACTAATTAACGGTCGTATCAGCATTTAATCTTGCAGTTCTACATATTTATATAAAAATGGAGAGAAAGTAAGCTATGGCGGTAAAAATTCCAATTTGGCCGGGGTCGGCATCATTTTCAGATGTATCAGGTAATACACCATTCGGAATATATGATTCAGATACAGTATATGTCTCTGCATCAGTTAATACTGCAGACTGGTGTGCAAAAAGATTAGGATATCCATTAACTGATATAGAACTACAAAATATTAACTTCTTTGCATGTTTTGAAGAAGCTGTTACTGAATATGGTAATCAATTGAATACATATAATATTCGAGATAACATGATTAATTTATTTGGTGCTGCAACTGGATCTAATTTAACTGGTCAAAAAGTATCTTCAAACATGGGAGGTTTAGTTGAACTAGCAGAAGAATATGGAACAGAAGCAGGATCAGGTGGTAATGTAACATATTTTACAGGATCTGTATCAATGTCTGCTAACCAACAAATTTATGATTTAACTGATTCATCAAACGTAAATTTAGAATCAGGAACAGCTGGAGTAGATGATATTGAAATAAAAAGAGTATATCACGACGCACCTCCAGCATTAGCAAGATTTTTTGATCCATTTATAGGTACAGGATTAGGTTCACAGCAAATGTTAGATTCATTTGGTTGGGGTAATTATTCTCCAGGTGTTTCTTTTATGATGATGCCTATATATGCTGATATTTTAAGAATACAAGGAATTGAATTTAATGATCAAGTAAGAAAATCTGCTTATTCATTTCAGTTAGTAAATGATAGATTAAGAGTTTATCCAATACCTGATGGTAAATCATTTACAGTAATACATTTTGATTATATATTAAAATCTGATCGTTCTAATCCTTTAAAAGGAGCAACAGGAACAATATCAGATTATTCAAATGTTCCATATCAAGATGTTGTATATTCAAATATTAATTCAGTAGGTAAACAATGGATTAGAAAATATACTTTAGCATTAGCCAAAGAGATGTTAGGATATGTAAGAGGTAAATACTCAGCATTACCTATACCTAATGCAGAAGTAACATTGAACGGATCAGACCTAACATCAGCCGCTCAGACTGAAAAAGAGGGTCTTATAACAGAACTTAAAGAAATACTGGATTCAATGTCAAGGCAAGCACAATTAGAAAGAAAACAAGCTGAAGCAGATGCATTGCAGCAGCAAATGAATAAAATACCACTTAAAATTTATGTAGGGTAATTATGGCGTTATTCGGATCAGCAAGAGATGCAAGTTTAATTAGATCAATTAACAATGAACTTATTGTCAATTATATAGATACAGAACTAGAATTCTATAAATTGGTATTAAATGAAACACGTGAAAATATATACGGCGAATCTACAACAAAGAGTTATTATAATCCTATTAAGATTCCAGGACTAATGCAGAAAGATGAAAAAACAATGATAGCAGATGATTATGGAATTGATTCTACTAGAACTGGAATTTTTGCATTTTCTAGAGATTTTTTAGTTGATAGAACTATAATTATGGAAATTGGTGATATTCTACAATGGGATAATGATTTTTATGAAATTGATAAAGTTGGTTCATCGCAATACTTTAGAGGTATTAATCCTGGCACAGATTTAGGATTTACAACTGGTGAAAGAGGCGAATTTGGATATAGCGTTGCAATAATTGTTGAAGCTCATATGACTCAAAGAAATAAACTTAATTTAGTAGAAACAAGATCAGGCGGTGTTAATCAAGAATATCAATTACCAAAAAATTTATAATAAATGAGTAAATTAAGATTAAATAAAAACAAAAGTAGTTTTTCAATAGATCAAACTATTAATCGTGCAAACGAAGTAAGGAGAGATACTGATACTATAAAAACACCTGCATGTACAATATATGATGTAGATTATGCAATTATATCGTATATTCGTGATGTTATCAAACCTACAATTACAGAAGATGGTAATGTAATTGATATACCAATAATGTATGCTAATGGAGAAAAATGGAGTCAGGTTCAAAAACATGGATATATGAGAGACCAAAAAGGTAAACTTATGGCACCATTGATAATATTAAAAAGAAATAATATTACAGAAAGAGATCAATTAAAAAAATTAGACGTAGAAAGAAATCCATCAGGTAATGCTCAAACATTTCGAAATAGATTTACTCAAGCAAATAGATATGATAGATTTGGAGTTCTTAATAATGCTAAACCAACTCAAGAATTCTTTATAACATCAGTTCCAGAATTTGTAGACGTTACATATGAATTATTAATATGGACTCCATATATAGAAGATATGAATAAGGTTGTTGAAGCAATAATGCCAACTGGAGGATTTGCATGGGGTACGTCATGGAAGTTTAATACATATATTGATGATTATTCTTTTGAAACAGTTAATAATGTAGGCGAAGATAGAATAGTTAGAGCAACATTACCATTACGTACAAAAGCAACGTTGTTAATGGAAGATGAACTAAGAAAATCAACATTACAAAAAAGATATGCTGTTAAACAAATTAAATTTGGATCTGAATATCAAACAGATGAATTTCCAGCAAAAATAATTGAAACAGGAAAAACATATAGTCAAATAGAAAGTGAAACAGATTTAATATCAAAAATTACAAAACAAGCACAAGATAGGAGTTAGGTTATGCCATTAAATGATAGTTTATTAGAACAAGGAATATATGCCGCATTTAAAAGACAGTCGGCAAAAGGAGAAGTATCAAAAGCAGGTGTTGATAGACAACTTGCAAAAGATATTGCTCGGGCAATATCTGTATATGTTAGATTAGGAACAGTACAAACAGCTGTAACTTCATTTGGTGTAGGTGCAACAGCTCCTCATCCAATGGTTATTCCAGTATTTACTGTAGCTACAGGAACTGGTATAGGATTTGTAATTTAATGGTTGTTTGAACAACAAATAGTATATTTATATATGTTAATAAGGAGAATTAGTTATGTCAGAAAATAAACAGTTTACAAAAGAAGAACTTACAGAAGTTCAAGGTTTACGAGATAGAATGTCTAGATTAGTAGCTCAATTTGGTGAATTAAAATTAGAACAAATTTTACATAAACAAAAAGCTGAAAATTTGGATATACTTGAAGACCAATATAATAAAGAATATAAAGATATTCAACAAAAAGAACTTGAATTAGTTAAAAAGTTTAATGAAAAATATGGCCGCGGAACTCTAGATCTAGAATCTGGTACTTTTTCACCAGCAAACTAAAGGTTTGAGGTCATTTAAGCATATTTATTAAAAAGAAAATAAACAGGAGAAATTAAATGGCCGAAAAAATTGTATCGCCTGGTGTATTTACCAGAGAAAGAGATTTAACTTTTTTACCAGCAGGAATCCAAAATATTGGAGCTGCATTGGTAGGACCAACGGTTAAGGGACCAGGATTAGTTCCAACCGTAGTAACGTCCATGGCAGAATATAGAGCATTATTTGGCGATGTATTTGAAAGTGGATCTGGAGCTGTATTAGGTAATTATACTTACTTTACTTCGTTAGCAGCTGAAGAATATTTAAAACATCACGACACATTAACAGTTGTTAGAATTATGGCTGGTGATTTTGGTGGAGCTGAAACAAATGTTGTTTCATCCGTTGGATCATTAGGAACATCATTTAAATTACATACACTATCAGACGGATCTATATTAAATAGCGGTCAAGCAGCTGCATCAACTGCAGGTGCTGGTATAGCTGGTGATGAAGGAACAAATAATATTTTAGTATCTGGTTCAAAAGATAATTTAAGATGGGAAGTTGCAAATGTTAATCAGTCAAGAGGAACATTTACATTATTTATTAGATCAGGTAATGATACTAGTAAAAGAAAAAATATTCTTGAAACTCATAACAACTTATCATTAGATCCAAATTCAACTAATTTTATTGCAAAAAGAATTGGTGATTCAAAACTTAATCTTAAAGATTCAGGTACAACTACACCATATATCCAATCTTCAGGATCTTACTTAAACAAATCAAAATATGTTAGAGTTTCGGTAATAAGAAATACATTAAATTATCTTGATGAGAATGGAAATATTACAAATGCAAACTTTACAGGTTCTTTACCTGCAGCAGTTTCAGGAACATTCTCAGGAGGATCAGATGGTAATGTACAACATCCACAAAAGTTTTATGATGAAATTACATCAACAAATTCTCAAGGGTATGATTTAACTAGTGATGCAAATGGTAAAACTGCATATGAAGATGCAATTAACTTATTAGCTAATGCAGATGAATATGATGTTAATTTATTGTTATTACCAGGTGTAATATCAGGATTGGCAGGTCATTCAAGTGTAGCTTCTTCAGCAATTCAAATGTGTGAAGATAGAGGAGATGCATTTGTAATTATTGATCCAGTAGCATATGCATCGACAATAACAGATGCAACTACAGAAGCTTCTTCAAGAGATACAAATTATGCAGCAATGTATTGGCCTTGGATTCAAATACCAGATAAT